ATGAAGGCCGAAAGGAACCTGTCCATGCTGCCGATACTTGCCTAAGCCGTAGCCAAGGCAAGTGGCAGATTACGGAGTAACGCCTTCGTAATCGATGGCCGTCACGGTGACCGCGGTGAAGCCCTTGTTGGAGCCCTTCTCGTCAATCTTGGTGACAGTACCAGCAAAGGAAACGGAAGCCGAGCCAGACGGGTAGGCGGTGGCGGCGTTGAGCGTGAAGCTGAGAGCCACGCCGAGGACCGGCATCGTGGAGGTCTTGCAGATACCTTCGATGGTAATCTCGGACTTGCGATCGTCGAGGCGGTGGGTCTTGGTCAGGCCGTTCTCATCGACCACCGTGGCCTCGGCGTTGAACGAGGACGAGAGCGAGTAGCTCTGGACGAAGAGATTGGTAACAGTACCGGCCACACCATAGAGGCAGGTAACTCCGTTTGAGATGGCGGCCATATACCTTTGGGCGGTTTGGAATTAGGCCGGGAAGACCGTCAGCAGGTCGAAGGAAAAGGACGTCGCCCAGGAGCGTTCGTCGACGCCTTCGTCCTCGGAGCCGATGGTGACGTCATAGCAGGACGCGTCACCCGTGGCCGTGAAGGCCGCCTTGATGGAGGTCAGGTCACGCATATTGCCGGATAGGGCGGCGCAGCGGAGGCGGTGATCGGCGAGGGTCGTGTCGTCGGCGTTCGAAAATAGGGTGATGCGGACCGAGCAGGAGTAGTTTCCAAGACCCTCGGGGAGGTCGCTAGGAGCCCGGGCGGCTTCGCAGAGGACCACGGCCTTGGGCAGGGTCTGCGTAGAGGCGCTGTCGCCCGTCAGGAAGGTGATGGTTGTCAGGTCGGTCTGGGTCGAGAGGTAAGTCGCGACGGTGGACTCCACGATATGCCTGATACTTTTCGTTCCCATTGTACCATTGCCCGCTTTGGTAGGGAAAGGGGCTTGACGGACGGGGCAAGGGGTGGCTTACTCGGGTCGTTCCACCAATGCTCTGCCAACAGGACCCAACACTTGCCGCCTTCTTCGCCATGTTCGAAGATGCGGTTCCGCGTCAGCCAAAGGCCCGCACGCCCAAGGCCCGCCACGGCGCTATGCTTGCCCGCCTGTATGCCGGCGAGACGCCCGCGTCCTATGTCTGCGAGCCCAAGGTCGACGGCCTACGCGTCCTGATCACTGCGGACCTGTCCACCCGCACCGTCCGCTTTGAGACCCGCAACGGTAACCCTATGCCCTCCCTCTACCATCTGGCCGACGAGGTGCTCGACCTCCTGGCTGGCAAGGCTGGCGTCTGGGAGCTCGATGGCGAGGCCGTGTCCGGCAAGTCGTTCTTTACTTCGGTCGGCGCCCTCCGCTCTGACCGCTCCGCCGACGATGCCCGAGTCTGGCTGTTCGACCTTCCCTCCGTGTATGGCGATTACAGCACCCGCCGTGCCTCTCTGGAGGCTTTGTTCGCCCAGTCCTACCCTTCCTCCCTCCTGCTCATCCCAAGCGTCTCCTGCACCCCAGAAGAAGCCTTCATCCGCTTTACCTCCGAGGGCTTCGAGGGTGCCATGGTCAAGGACACCTCCGCCCCCTACTCTCACGGTATCCGCTCCAGGGCTTGGCTCAAGGTCAAGGACGCCGACACTACTGACGCCGAGATCGTGGACGTGGTCGAAGGCACGGGCAAGTGCGCTGGCATGGCTGGCCACATCGTCGTGCGCTGCGGGCGTCGCCTAGTCAGCGTCGGCACCGGCATGGACAACGCCACCCGCTCCGCCCTGCTCGCCGACCGCTCTCAGCTCATCGGCCAGACCGCCGAGGTAGACTTCCAGATGAAGACCCCACAAGGCTCCCTGCGTCACCCGGTGTTTGTCCGGGTTCGCGGGGATAAGTGATCAGAGTCGCATCTGCCGCTTGGTGCGGGCGATGTATTGATTCAGGTCGGACTCCATTTGCTTGACGCGGTTGCCCAGAGCTAAGGCCATAGTGTCAGCCTTTACCGCAATGGCGTTGATGTTACCGATAAAGTTCTGGATGGTCACCTGTGCGTTCTTGTCAGTGTAAGTACCCGTGGCCTGACCCGACCCGCCGTGACGGGCAATCCATCCAGCGTTCCGCAGCTTGGCACCGAAGTTACCGCTGGCGACATTGGCCCGCAGGGGCTTGGGGATCATGTTCAGCGCCCGAAGCCAGCCGGCCTTAGTCCGACCGACAGCGGCCTGACGCTCCTTGATGTAGGCATCGAGCTCTTGCTTCGATTCAACCAGGAGACGCGGTTCGCCGATGCGCTGGTCCCTGCCGATGCGTCCGCCGAACTTTGCTTTGACGCGGTTGTGGTGCGAGCGGAGGTCTTTTGCGTATTCAAAGCCGTACTCATTTGTTTTAAGCGGCACGCGCGCAAGGTAGTTCTTGGCCTTCAAGAACGCCCGGTCATAGTTCTGGTCGTTCAGGATTTTAGTCATAATCGGAGAGATGCGCAGCGTCTCAATGCGGGACTTTTTGATAATCTTATCAAAGAGCGCCCGGTCATTAGTCTGCGTGGCGTGAGCTAGATTCTGGAAAACGATGGCTTTCTGGGTGCTGATGTTGCGGTCGCCTACCGCGATAAAGATTTTACGGATGTCCCCGGCTACGGCGCCTTCTCCGGCAGTCTTGGCTTCCTTCGACAAACCTTGGCCCCCGCCCTTGGGCATCCCTGGCGTGAAGGTCGCCATGTCGGCGCAGATAAGCATAGCTTGTTTTGACACCATGCTCTGGGCGTCCATGCCAATCTCAGTCGCCACCTTAGTCAGCATGGCATTAAACTCGGAGAGGGACTTCCGAGGGATGTTGACCTCTACCACGGCTTTACTGGTTATCGTCGATGACGACGAGAGTGATCCATGCCGACCCGGGCTTGTAGGTCTGGGTCGTGATGCGGACGGTTTTGCCGCCGGCCACAATCTTCTTCCCCTGGGCAAGGCTGGCGATGGGGACACCGCCCGACAGTAGGGCCGCCGATGCCCCAATAGACCCGTCTGGAAGGCTCCAGGAGGCCGTTACAGCGGGGAGCCTGACCGAGTACTGGGTCCGCTCGCAATACCCCCCCGCTTCGAGGACGGTCATGACGGCGGGGTCGGAGATGAGGCAGGAGAAAGTAATGGCCCCAGAATTGGCTGAACCGGAGACTCCGAAGTCCGCGATCATCTCCTTGGCGTCGGCCAGAAACTCTGAGTACAGACTCATAACCTTGCCCGCTTTGGATGGGGGCACAAAAAAGGGGCCCCTTTCGGAGCCCCTTAAGTTGCGGCTTAGGCCGCAATGTTCACGCGGTCTTCAGACGGACCAACGAGCTGGCTCGTCCAACGGCACAACCCGCGAGTAGGGTACAAGTGACGTTGAGATAGCCGCTCTGCTCCATACCGACGAGCACCTGAACACCGAGACCCGTGCCAGCGTCGACAGCGTTAGCGACTTCAAAGCCGGGGATGCCTTCGGAGTCAGGCAGAGCGGAGGCGAAGGCGATAGCGTCAGGACCAGCAACCCAACCAGCGAGATTCTCGGAGTTGGTAGCGAGGTTGGCGAACTGGTAGACGCGGGCACCGGCGATGATGCCGAGGTCGCCGTCGCGGATGATCTGAGCGCCGAGGACGTTGTTGCCAACGATGGTGGTGTCAGAGCGGAGGCCAGCGATGTAAGCGCTGTTGAGCACGGCGTAGCGAGGGCTCGGGGCCTTGGCGTCGTCGAGAGTCTTCTGGACAGCGACGAGTTCGAGGTAGTCGACAGCAGCACCAGGGGTAGCCGAGACGCTGTAGTTAGCGTTGGTAACCTGAGCGTTGATGAGGTCCATGACCTTCTGGGCGAGACCGATAGAGGCGGTCTGGACGAAGTTGTTCACGAAGAAGTCAGCGCCGTAGTCCTTCAGGTTCGAAGGGGTGAAGCGGCTGGAGATCTTGTAGTGACCGAGCGACACAGAAGTTTGCGTGACAGTCGCGTCGTCGCCGGTGAGGTAGCCACCAGACGAGAACGTGGACGCGGTGGACGTACCGATGAGGGGCACGGTGATGCTCATTCCGGCAGAGCCAGGACGAGCCGAGAAGACAGACGAGATACCAGAAAGTACTGGGAGCTTGTTCTGAAGTGAACTGAGCACCGAAGCAGCGAGGACCGACGGAGCTGCACTGATCGAGTTGGCCATTTTATTATATAGTAGGGATTAGGTAGGGTTGAGGGAAATTAGAAAGAGGCCTTGATGATCGCGGAGCGGTGGGCCTCGAAGTAGGCGTTGCGTTCCTTGGACCCGACAGGAAGGGCCATGAAAGCGACGTAATGGTTGACGGCCTCGGCAGGAGCACCGTCGCCCTGGGGAAGGGCAACCGGGGTGACGCCGACAGACGCGGCAATCTTAGCGGCCTCTTTGGAGGCGCTGACCTTGACGGCTTCAGCTTCAAGAGCGGCGGCCTTGAGGG